TTCGTTTGTTTTGGTGTCGCATGGTCAGCCCCTTAAATAATGAAATCTTCGTGAGTCAGTAGATCCAGCTCGATGGCCAGGCGCATCATTTGAAATGAGGAATCTAGTTTGCGGGTGCTGCGAATCAATGCAGACAGGCCCAGGGCTGCAGCGTTGATGTTTCCCAGCGCATGGTGCGTGCGAATTATGGCCAGTTGGCGGGTTTCGGTTTTCGTCATGGTTTCGGTTCCTTACGGGTTACGGTTACAAAGCCGCTCGATTTGCGGTAAAAGAATTATAAGGCCACTGGGTCAGGGTTTCAATACTGCGCAAGATAAATAAATCTATCCCGTTTTTACACGTGATAGGGAATTACTATCCCGCTGGGTCAGTGGTTCAGGGTGTGACAAAACGCCCCATATTTTGGGGGTAAAGAATCTGGGGATTCTGGATTAAAAGTGCTTTTTAAAAAGTCGTAAAAAACAATCTCTCGCGTGCGCGCGAGGGGCTTTTTGTCACAGGTTGCCTAAAAAACAGGCACCTTGCCCCAGTGGGTCAGTACCCCATTGTCCCTGGTTTCCCACTGGGTGCATATTTATTGAACCCGTTAAATCATGCCCCATTGAGTCACTTAACCCAGTGGCCATGGATTAATGGCCACAATTAACCCGTGATCCCGTGATCCACTGGGTGATCAATTAGATCCTGGGTTATCGGTGGCAGTGATCCACTGGGTCGCGGTGGCCAGGTTTCGCGGTGTCCTGCGCGTGCTGGGTCAAATGGCCACGCTGCGCCCGTGTAGCACGGATTCATTACATCACCTGGCGCATGTTGCCGCTGGTCCCGCGCTGCCATGGCGCGTTGATTCTCAGCCGAGGGGAGGGGGTGGGGCCGACGCGCCGAGGGTCACGGCGGCGCTGGTACCACGAGAATTTTTTATTTAAATTAATCCTAGAACCCATTGGGTCATGTATTCCACTTATTCACAGGTATCAGCAAGTTGTGATAGCATCGGGCCACTATGGAACATACATCCACAGGCACAACTGTCACAGCAGGCCCACAACTCGAAGATTCCCCGTCAGCACATGAGATGCCTGACTGGTTAGCCGCGCCTGAACCACAACCCCCAACAATTCGTGAAGCCACACCCACGAACCGCGAGATCATGTACATGCAGTTCGAGTACATGTTTGACCACGTGCTCAACGAACTCGCTGGTGGCAAGACTATCAAGCACACACTCGATAAAGACCCCCGTGGGTACGAGTCGGCCACATACATCCATTGGATCAAGAAAGACCCGCAGCGCACGAGTCGCTATGAACACGCTCAACTGCTGTTCGCAGAGCAGCTTGGCGCAGAGATCATTGAGATCTCGGACGCAGAGGACTCAGCAGAAGATGTCCAGCGTTCTAAACTGCGCATCGACAGTCGCAAGTGGCTCATGGGCGTTTACAACAAGAAACGCTACGGAGAGACAAAAACTATCGAGATGGGCGGGTCGATAAGTATTATTGATGCCCTAGCTGCTGCACAAAATCGAGTGATTGAGGGTGAAGTGATTGATGTGACACCAAGGATCGAAGAATAATGCAGAAGCTCAAATACTCGCCCGAAGATGAACAGATCCTGATGTCTCAGCTCTGGAGTCCCCAGCTTGCTGATGACCCTGAGAGCTTCGTACTATTCTGTTTCCCGTGGGGCGTGGAGAACACACCCCTGGCTAAGTTCAAAGGTCCACGGAAGTGGCAGCGCGAGATCCTGCGTGAGATCCGTGATCACTTGAAGGCCAACCGTGGTGTGCTAGACATGGATGCCCTGCGTGCAGCGGTTTCATCTGGTCGTGGTATCGGTAAGTCTGCGCTTGTGTCGTGGCTGATCATCTGGATGCTGTCAACCCGTATCGGATCGTCAGTCATTGTCTCGGCTAACAGTGAGAACCAGTTGCGCACGGTCACATGGGGTGAACTGACTAAATGGTCCACCATGTCTATCAATAGTCACTGGTGGGAAGTGTCAGCTACCAAACTCGTACCTGCTGCATGGTTGACCGAGTTGGTCGAGCGTGACTTAAAGAAGGGTACTCGTTACTGGGCTGCTGAGGGTAAGCTGTGGAGCGAGGAGAATCCTGACTCGTATGCGGGTGTCCACAACCACGACGGCATGATGGTGATCTTTGACGAGGCCAGCGGTATTCCTGATGGCATCTGGAGCGTGGCCGCTGGCTTCTTTACAGAGAAGATTCTTGATCGCTATTGGTTCGCGTTCAGTAACCCACGTCGGAACACAGGCTACTTCTATGAGGCAGTCGAGGGTAGCAAGCGGGACTTTTGGAAGTCCAAGATCATCGACGCCCGTACCGTAGAAGGCACGGACCAGAGCGTCTACAATCAGATCATCGCGGAATACGGTGAAGACTCGATCCAAGCGCGAGTGGAGGTCTACGGCGAGTTCCCCGCTGCTGGTGAAGATCAGTTCATCTCGCCCGTGAGCGTAGAAGATGCATTCAAGCGCGACAAGTACAAGGACGCCACTGCTCCCGTGGTTGTCGGGGTTGACCCCGCCCGTGGCGGTATGGACAGCACGGTGATCGTGGTGCGCCAGGGTCGTGACATCGTGGCCATCAAACGCTTCAAGGGTGACGACACCATGACCACCGTGGGTAACGTCATCGACGCCATCGAAGAATACAAGCCTGCGCTGACCGTTATCGACGAGGGTGGTCTTGGCTACGGGATTCTTGACAGATTGACCGAGCAGCGGTACAAAGTGCGCGGGGTGAACTTTGGCTGGAAAGCCAAGAACCCAGTGATGTGGCAAAACAAGCGTTCCGAGATGTGGGGTGCGATGCGCGACTGGTTAAAGACCGCTGCGATCTCCCGTGACCGTCAATTGAAGGCTGACCTTGTTGGCCCAATGCGGAAGTTCAACTCGTCAGGTGCGATCATGCTTGAGAGTAAGAAGGAAATGAAAGCGCGAGGGTTGGCCTCACCAGATGCTGCGGATGCACTGGCCGTCACGTTTGCATACCCCGTGGCTTCTCGGAGCTACAATGTTAAACAAACACCACGTCGCGCCTATGAGGGTGGCGGCGGGGTTTCATCATCATGGATGGGAAGTTAAATGAGTCTCCAAGCAATGCAGAACTGCCTGATCATCGAACCCGATGTCGAGAAGCACGAGCTGTTCATCATCCCACCAGGCGACAAGTCCGAGACAGGTATCGTCAAAGCTGCTGGTCCAGATTGCAAAGAACTAAAAGTCGGTGATCACGTATACTTTGGCGTCGGGCAAGAATTTAAGCACGAGGGCAAGGATTACATTGTCATTCGTGAACCCCACGTCTTAGGAGTTTTGGAATGACTGACGTAACAGGAATGGTGGCCGCAGGTAATGTGGCAAACGGCGGTGGCAAAAAGAACGGTAGTCAAGACGTTCTAGCACTCGCACGCTCTCGCATGAACATGGCCATTGGCGCACTGTCCGAGTCCCGTGAAAACGAGATCGACGACTTGCGTTTCTACGCTGGTTCCCCCGACAACCAGTGGCAATGGCCTGCTGACGTACTGGCCACCCGTGGCGCGGTGCAGGGTCAGACCATCAACTCGCGCCCCTGTTTGACCATCAACAAGCTGCCACAGCACGTTCATCAAGTCACAAACGACATGCGCCAGAACCGCCCAGGCGCTAAGGTCATTCCAGTGGACGACAAGGCTGATGTGAAGGTCGCTGAGATCTTCAACGGCATGATCCGTCACATCGAGTACATCTCCGACGCTGACGTGGCCTATGACACCGCTTGCGAGAACCAAGTGGCCTACGGTGAAGGGTATTTCCGTCTGTTGACGGACTACTGCAACCCTGATTCTTTCGAGCAAGACATCAAAATTGGGCGTATTCGCAACAGTTTTAGCGTCTACATGGACCCTGCGATCCAAGATCCCACAGGTGCTGACGCCAAGTGGTGTTTTGTCACAGAAGACATCGAGAAGGACGAATTTCACCGTTTGTACCCCAATGCAGCGCCTATCACGACCCTGCAATCACTCGGAATAGGTGACCAAAACCTGACTCAGTGGCTCAACGAGAACACAATTCGTATCGCTGACTACTACTACATCGACTACGACACCAAAACGCTCCATTTGTACCCTGGCAACGTGACCGCTTATGCTGGTTCACGCGAAGACAAGATGTACAAAGAGATGTACGGCACTCCGAAAAAGACCCGTCGCGTCCAGATCCCAGTGGTCAAGTACTGCAAGATCAACGGCTACGAGATTTTGGAAGAAAACGTGTGGGCTGGTCAGTGGATTCCAGTGATTCGCGTGATTGGCAACGAGTTTGAAGTCGATGGTCGCTTGTACGTGTCTGGCTTGGTGCGTAACGCCAAAGATGCCCAGCGTATGTACAACTACTGGGTGTCCCAAGAAGCTGAGATGCTGGCCTTGGCCCCCAAAGCCCCATTCATCGGCTACGGTGGTCAGTTTGAAGGCTACGAAGACAAGTGGAAGACAGCCAACACGTCCAACTGGCCGTATTTGGAAGTCAACCCTGACGTTACAGACGGTTCAGGTAGCATCCTCCCATTGCCACAACGCGCCCAGCCACCCATGGCTTCGTCGGGTCTGTTGCAGGCCAAATCGGGTGCTGCTGAGGACATTAAGTCCACCACAGGCCAATACAACGCATCACTCGGTATGGGTTCCAACGAGCGTTCTGGCAAGGCTATCTTGGCCCGTCAGAAAGAAGGCGATGTCGGCACTTACCACTATGGTGACAACTTGTCCCGCGCTGTGCGCCACGTTGCCCGTCAACTGGTTGACCTGATCCCCAAGATCTACGACACAGAGCGTATCGCCCGAATCATCGGTGAAGATGGCGAGACACAAATGGTCAAGATTAACCCTGAGCAACAGCAACCCGTCAAGGAAATTGTGGACGAAACTGGTGTGGTGATCGAGAAGATCTACAACCCAGGCGTCGGCAAATATGACGTGGTGGCCGCTACAGGTCCAGGATACGCAACCAAGCGCCAAGAGGCTTTGGAAGCCATGGCTCAGTTGCTGCAAGGCAACCCTGAACTCTGGAAAGTTGCTGGTGACCTGTTCGTCAAGAACATGGATTGGCCAGGCGCTCAAGAAATGGCCAAGCGATTCGCTAAAACCATTGATCCCAAAATCATGGAAGACAGTGACAAGTCACCCGCGCTGCAAGCTGCCGAACAGCAGATTCAAGCCATGGGTCAAGAGATGGAGCAGATGCACTCTATGATCACCAACGTGGGTAAATCCATCGAGGTGCAGGAGCAGCAACGCAAGGACTTCGAGGCTCAAGTCAAGGCATTCGATGCTGAAACCAAGCGTTTGAGCGTGGTTCAGGCCAGCATGTCTCCAGAGCAGATTCAAGACATCGTGTTGGGCACGGTTCACGGCATGATCACTTCTGGTGACCTGATTGCCGAGATGCCTGGTCAAGACATGGACGTGGGTCCAGAGATGATGCCTGAGCAGATGGAACAACCCATGATGCCACCAGAAGGAATGCCACAATGAACGCCTCACAATTCGTAGGTCAACTGTTTTTGGGTCGCAATGTGGCCCATTCAGTCCACCTGAACACCCGCAGCTACTCCAAGCACAAAGCCCTTGGTCACTTCTACGAAGACGTGATCGAGTTGGCCGACAAGTTCGCAGAAGCCTACCAAGGCCGTCATGGTTTAATTGGCCCAATCGCTATCCCAGCATCAAAGAAGACCACCAACATCATCGAGTTCTTGCAAGAGCAACTTGCCGATATTGAAAAAGGTCGCTACGATGTATGTGAGAAAACAGACACTCCGATCCAAAACATCATTGATGAAATCGTCGGGTTGTATTTGTCAACCATCTACAAACTTCGCTTTTTAGCATAAGGAAAATCATGGCTTATTACAAACAAGGTAGTGCCGACGACCAAGTAAAAATTGGTGGCGGTAAGTTCTACGGCATCTTTATTTCTAGCACAACTGGTGGCACTTTTGCTCTGTATGACAGCGCAACAGCAAGCACTAGCGATCCCAAAATTGTGAACACTGTGACTGTTGCTGCTGGTACTCAGTATGTCAGCTTTCCACAAGGTTTGTGGTTCAGTAATGGCCTGTACATCGACATTGCCAACACGATCCAATACACAATCTGTTACGAGTAATCTTTGCTCACAACCGTACTGGCGCGGCACACCAGGGAATCTTAGGATTCAACGAAAATGACTGATGAAGTCCAAGCAGTAGTAGCGGAAGTTGCACCCGCGCCAGAACTGGAAGCCACAGCAGCACCAGCCTCTGATGCCCCAACGCTGGAAGTACCTGCGGAAGCAGCCAAGACCTTCACACAAGAAGAACTTGATGCGGCCATTGGTAAACGCCTTGCACGAGAGCAACGTAAATGGGAACGAGAACAAGCCCAGCGACGTGTGGAAACACCCGTTGTCGCGCCAGTAGCTATCCCGCCCGTTGACCAATTCGAGTCTCCAGAAGCCTATGCGGAAGCACTGGCCGAACAGAAGGCTCACGAGTTGATCAGCAAGCGCGAACAAGCGAAAGCACAGGCTGAGGTTCTTGAGAACTATCACGACAAGGAAGAACAAGCTCGGGACAAGTACGACGACTTTGAACAAGTTGCCTACAACCCTAACTTGCGAATCACTGATGTGATGGCTCAAACGATCCAATCTTCGGACATTGGTCCCGATGTAGCTTACTACCTCGGTGCGAATCCCAAAGAAGCAGATCGCATCTCCCGCTTGTCACCTTTCATGCAAGCAAAAGAGATTGGTGTGATCGAAGCCAAATTGGTTAATAATCCACCTGTCAAAAAGACAACGTCTGCACCTGCACCAATTTCACCTGTAAGCGCACGAAGCACTGGTTCTCCAGCTTATGACACTACTGATCCACGGTCTACCAAGACCATGAGTGCATCAGAGTGGATTGAGGCCGAACGCGCCCGTCAGATGAAGCGACTGCAAGCACAGGCAACTCGCTAACTTTCTTCAAGGACTTTTTAAATGTCAAACTCAATCTTAACCATTGACATGATCACCCGCAAATCGCTGGAGATCTTGGAAAACAACCTCGTGTTGACACGTAACGTGAACCGCCAGTACGACGACAGCTTCGCTGTTGAAGGTGCAAAAATCGGTTCTACACTGCGTATTCGCTTGCCCGATCGCGCTTTGGTCACTGACGGTGCTGCCTTGCAAGTGCAAGACGACAACGAACAGTACACAACTTTGACTGTGAACAACCAAAAGCACATCGGCGTCAACTTCACATCTGCTGAATTGACCATGCAATTGGACGACTTCGCAGAGCGCGTGTTGAAGCCACGTATCAGCCAATTGGCATCGTCTATCGACGCTGATGTGGCTAACGCATACAAAGGCATCGGCAACTCAGTCGGCACTCCTGGCACTACACCTGCTACTTCTTTGGTCTTGTTGCAAGCTCAACAAAAACTGAACGAAAACGCAGCGACTATGTCTCCACGTTACGCTACCGTGAACCCTGCTGCTAACGCTGGCTTGGTTGAAGGCTTGAAAGGTCTGTTCAACCCAACAGACACTATCAGCAAGCAATTCAAGAACGGCATGATGGGCACTGGCGTGTTGGGTTTCGACGAAATCAACATGTCTCAATCTATCAAGCAGTTCACAACTGGCTCTCGTGGCGCTACTGGTGCTACTTTGTCTGCTGCTGTGACTAGCGAAGGTGCAACCACCATTGCTATCACTGGTGGTGGCAACGCTGGTACTGTGAAAATCGGTGACGTGTTCACTGTGGCTGACTGCTATGCTGTCAACCCACAAACTCGTGAATCTACTGGTTCTTTGTTCCAGTTCGTCGCTACTGCTGACGTGACCTTGGGTTCAAGTGGCGAAGGTAACATCACTGTTGCCCCAATCTACTCTGCAACCAACGCTTTGGCCACCGTGAACAGCTTGCCTGCTTCTGGTAAAGCCGTCGTGTTCGTGGGTGCAGCATCTACTCAGTACGCTCAAAACTTGGTGTACCACAAAGATGCCATCACCTTCGCTACTGCCGACTTGCTGTTGCCACAAGGTGTGGACATGGCTTCTCGCGCTGTTCACAACGGTATCAGCTTGCGTGTGGTTCGCCAGTACGACATCAACAACGATCGTATGCCTTGCCGTATCGACGTGTTGTATGGCTACAGCACCATCCGTCCACAAATGGGCGTTCGCCTGTGGGGTTAATCTGAAACGGGGCTTCGGCCCCTTTCATTGTTTCAATCTTTTTAAGGAAATTTATCATGGCACTTCCAAACGGCGCAGGCGGTTACCAAGTTGGTGACGGCAACCTGAACGAACTCGTTATCGGCTACGCAGCCGCTCCTCAAACCGCTACATCTACTGCTACCTTGACAGCCGCTCAAGTTACTGGTGGTATGTTGGTGGCTAACCCCAGCACTTCTGCTGCTACTTACACTTTGCCTACAGCGGCTGCTATCGACGCAATCGTGACCAGCGCCAAAGTTGGTAGCACATTCCAGTTGAGCGTTGTCAACACAGGTACTTCTTCTGGTACTGTGACATTGGCAACTGCTACTGGCATCACCGATGGCGGCAACGCGTTCGTGGCAGTGGCTGTTACATCTAGCGCAGTGTTTACATTCCGTAAAACTGGCGATGCAGCTTGGTCCGTCTACAAGTCGGCCTAAGTCTAAATGGGGGCTTCGGCCCCCATTTTTAAAGGAAACCAAATGGCAGTTATTTACATGAAACATGAGTTCCACGGTGCAAAAGTTGCAACCATGGAAGCAGAAGCAGTTGCAGACGAGAAAAACGGCTGGGTGCGATATACTCACGACACGCCCTCCGAAGTAGTGGAAGAAGCGGCTCCTAAGAAGGAAGTGAAACCACGCGCCCGTAAGGTCGCTGAACCAGAACAACCCGCAGAAGTGCCTAACTTTTTAGCACCTGCTGCCGAATCCGCAGGAGTCTGACAATGAGCACCACCGCTGGCGATCAAATCAATCGAGCATTGCGATTGCTCGGGGTGCTTGCTGATGGAGAAACACCATCAGCGTCAATGTCTCAAGACGCACTCAATGCGTTGAATCAAATGATTGATTCATGGAACACTGAGCGACTCTCAGTGTTCTGCACCCAAGACCAAGTGTTTACTTGGCCTGCTGGTGAATACATCCAAACACTCGGCCCATCTGGTGACTTCGTGGGCAATCGCCCCGTGTTGTTTGATGACGCCACATATTTCCGTGATCCTGGTACGAACGTGTCGTTCGGCATCAAGTTCATCAACCAGCAACAGTATGACGGTATCGCGGTAAAGACCGTGACATCCACATACCCGCAGGTCATCTTTGTGAACATGGGCTTTCCCGATGTCACAATGAGCATCTACCCACGTCCTACTCGGGACTTGGAGTGGCACTTTGTGTCCGTGCAAGAGCTGGATCAACCTGCTGCCCTTGACACCGTGCTGCACTTCCCACCAGGCTACCTGCGTGCCTTTGCCTACAACTTGGCAATGGAGATCGCGCCTGAGTATGGTGTTGAACCAGCACCTCAGATTCAGCGAATTGCGATGACATCAAAGCGCAACTTGAAGCGCATCAACAATCCTGACGATGTGATGTCAATGCCTTACGCAATCGTGGCCACTCGCCAGCGTTACAACATCTACGCGAACAACTACTGATGAAATCCCCTATCCTTGGCTCCTCTTATGTGGCACGCAGCGTCAACGCTGCCGACAACCGCATGGTCAACTTGTACCCCGAGATGGTTCCCGAGGGTGGCAAGGAAGCGGCGTTTCTAACCCGTTGTCCAGGCTTGCTGCGCAAGTCATCCGTGGGTACTGGTCCGATTCGTGGCATGTGGCAGATCAAAGGCTCGATGTATGCTGTGTCGGGTACAGGTTTTTACAAAGTCGAAGTCTATGGCCGCACACGCCTCAAGGGTACTTTGATCGGCACAGTCACAGGCACTGGTCCTGTGTCCATGTCGGACAACGGCACGCAGATCTTTATTGCCTGCAACCCTGACGGCTTCATCTACAACACCACCACCGAAGTGTTTGCGCAGATCACCGACCCTGATTTTCCAGGCGCTGTGACCGTGGGTTACCTTGACGGCTACTTTGTGTTCAATGAACCCAATAGCTCTCGCGTGTGGGTGACATCGCTGCTAGACGGTCTATCAATCGACCCGTTGGACTTTGCCAGCGCCGAAGGTGACCCTGATGGTTTGGTGTCTTTGATCGTGGACCACCGTGAAGCATGGTTGTTCGGCACAAACTCAATCGAGGTTTGGTATGACGCAGGTCTGGCCGACTTCCCATTACAGCGCATTCAAGGCGCTTTTAACGAAATTGGTTGTGCTGCCCCCTACTCGGTTGCAAAACTCGATAACGGGCTGTTTTGGCTCGGTTCTGACGCCCGTGGACGAGGTATCGTCTACCGCGCCAACGGCTACACAGGTCAGCGCATCTCTACGCACGCAATCGAGTGGCAAATCCAAGAGTATTCCGACATCTCGGACGCTATTGGTTACACATATCAGCAAGACGGTCATGCCTTCTACGTGCTGATTTTCCCAACTGCTCAGACCACTTGGGTCTACGATGTGGCAACTCAGGCTTGGCATGAGCGTGCAGGCTGGTCCAACGGTGAGTTTGTGCGTCATCGCTCCAACTGCCAAGTCGTCTTCAACAATGAAGTGCTTGTCGGTGACTTTGAAAACGGCAACATCTACGCCTACGACTTGAATGACTACACCGACAACGGTGATGTCCAAAAATGGTTGCGCTCATGGCGTGCTCTCCCCACGGGC